CGAACACCTGAGCATTGCCGGACACCCAAGCATCGCCGGACACCTGAGCATTGCCGGACACCTGAGCATTGCCGGACACCCGAGCATCGCCGGACACCTGAGCATTGCCGGACACCCGAGCATTGCCGGACACCCAAACATCGCCGGACACCTGAGCATTGCCGTGCACAATAGATGTAGGATGTAAATAAACGCTATTAGCAACTTTAGCAGTTTTGTAAACCCATCCCTCACCGTTTACATGTTGGTGCCAATCGTTGTCAACAGACTGATAGACTTTTGATAAAACGTTATCAGGAACTTTAACTTTGTTTGTCATTACTGCATCTCACTTTCCAAGAATTTGTCAAGACATGCATCACAATATCGGTCAATTCCTACGTGACCACAGTTAACAGGTGATGTATCAGGAATGATACGTACCCTAGGAGCAGTGCTAGCAATTTGTTCAGGAGAAATATCTCCCACGACAGCTTGCAAATAGTGTGAATGGTCGGACCAATTACGCCGACTGTTAGTGTACGTAAAACCTTTACTAATCTCTGCACCAGTAATGAAAGACTCCGGATCATGCATGTTATGCCCGGTAGTACGGCGAAGTGTAAAGTTGTCTTTGGCGAACAAATCAGGAAAATCTTTACCAACAATCATAAATCCCTCCGTGGATTAGTTAAAAGGTTATTGGTTAATGGTTTACCACAAAGTAATGAGAAGCTTCATGCTTTGAGGATGCTTAAATCCTTTTAGCCAAATTTCCCATTTTCCCGTAAAACTTTTTGACAAAATTAGCTTCATTTTATCACCTTCCTGAAAGTTGGCCTTGTTCTTAGTCCCTCTTGCCACTTTGTTAACTCGGCCATGTAGTTAATATACCGGAACAGGTTTTCAATGTCAAGAGGAATCTTAGTTATTTTCACTTTGTCCTCAATGAAAAATTGTGTAACGTCGGCGCTTCTACCGATATATCAACTACATATACAAATTTTGACAGCTTGTTATGTCCGTGTTTCTTTAACTCAGTTGATAGCAGATAATCAAACCCTACGACAGTAGCAGAGTACCCTATCATCATCCCTGTACTATGAGAGATAAAATCAGGCAACACATCTTCGTGGTTACAATGACAAGGTGCTGTTAAAACTTTACGAGTAGAATATGCGTCTAACCCTCTCAACGTGACGTCAGTAGCTATTAAACTCCATTCTACATAGTCATGAGGCTTAGGGGCATCTGGCAATGACTCGCCATACGCGCTAGTAGTCAGTAGCAATGCTATTAAAAACTTATTCATCACGGAATTTCCTTCCCTTACCTTCCCAGATGGTTGTAAGATCAAGTACCAAAGACTTTGCAGGTAACTTTAAAACTTGTCCTAGCTGTAATCCTTCATCAAGTTGCTCAATACTTGTTTAACTGTTATGGCATTGGTTCCGTCATCTTCGTAGTCGTCGCTAGTTGCTTCTAGAGTCTCTTCGTCGTCTTCCGGTTCCGGCGCAGGTTCTACCCAATAAATTTTCCCGTCACAGGTATTATCCTGTAAAAACTTTACCGTCTCCTTGACAGCTTCTTTGTCATATTTCCATGCAAACTCTTTGCCAGCTTCGTTCTCAGCTTCAGCTTGCGTCATGATACTTTCAAGATAACACTTGCCGAATTCTACCAGTCTTTTCTGATAATCTTTTTTAGCTACTTCGCAAGCATCACAGTTAGTCGGCTTAGGATAGTCGTACCGATGCTCGTCACAAGTGTCTTTTCCAGAATAGCCAACTTCGCTCTCAAAAGCGTCACAGCCAGAGCAAGAACCATATGTACCATGTACCCATCCTAATGAACCGTTATACAAAACTTTTGCCCACCAATCGCCCTGATAGGAACCAAATGTTTCGTATAATTCGACCATTGCGCCCGTTGCTGTCAACGCCTCTTCGTATGCCATTTACTCGTCCCTAAACTTTCTGCCAATCCTGATAGAAACGTCCGAATCGGCTGAATGAAATGATATTACACCTTCTTGACGTATCGTGTCAAGTTTGATAATGACTTCTAAGCATTTTTCGGATAACTCACGGCAAAGCCTAGAATCATCGGCAATCCAATACAACTCGTCAATAGCTTCTAATAGCTTGTTCACAGCTAACCTCAAAATGGGCTATCATTGTCAGACTTAGCGTTAGTGATCCAATCGGGGTAGGATGTATGAGGATAGGCAGTAGCGCCGATAGCGAAGTCTACCAAATCCTTCGAGTCCTTCAAACCCCAACGAGTAACAGTTCTCAAAAGTCTAATACAATTGATCTTATTGGAGTCGATACCATGATACGCTTTGATAAGAGTTATAAAACCTTTAACAACATTGGTATCAGACTTGTCGGCCAGTCCTATAGTAATCTCAGAAACGGTACCAACGTTAGGAGTCGTACTGTTACCAGTAAACATATACTCACTAGCGCATTCTGTCAAGGCTTTTGCTAGTTCCTTGCTAGCTGCCGTTACTGACACATCGTATTGGTTAAATTCATAGTTAACGGAGATTTTCATAACAACTCCTAAAATGGGGTTACCACTTGATAACCCCTAGGTTGCTTTGGTTAAAATTAAATGGTTTGCAGATACTTGCGCGTTGCGTGCTTTGCTTGTTCGGGCGGATAAAGCTTTCTGAAAGCTTTCTTAACAGACGAAAACCTAGTACGGTTATCGTTGCACGTTTTGACAGCCTTTGTCAACTGTCCTTTGAGCGAAGGCGCGAGTTTCATAGTCCGATTACCAATGCTGCCAGTCCGATAATTGCCACGATAGGCGCAGCAATCATAAAAAACATTGACAGCAACTTTTCCTTTCGTGTCATTTGTGAGAACATGTTAACTTTCCTTTCAAGCGTATCCGTATTTGCCCGGTTGGATGTTAGCGCACGCGCCGTACCATTCACGAAAGCGCATGTAATGCCAGTTATAAGCACGGCAACGAGAACGGTAACGGCGGTAACGTTGTCGAATGTTCATGTTTCCCTCTACCGTTAGAATAGCAGGTTATCAAACTTTGTCAACTGTTATTTTTAACTGACCATCCTTGCGTGCTCAACTAACGTTAACAGGTTAACAGGAACGATATATGTCTCAATTCCTGTCAATGGGTTAGGAGCAATACCCGGAAGGGATACATAAATGTATGGACGCGCAAGCTTTGCCAGTCCATCATCAGTAAACCCTAAGATAACAGCATTGCAGAATGGACCGTCAAACGTGCGAACAACGTCACCCGCTTTCCAATCACCGTATGCATCGTTTCTGAAAGTACCACCGTAGCCTACGTTATATTCTTTACTAACAATCATGTTTTTGTCCCTCACTGAAATAAGAGTACCAATAACTAGTACCAGTGTCAACAGCTATTTTCAATAGTTTTCCACAAGTACCAGTAAAAACTTTATAGTCAAGTACCAGATGGATAACTCTGAATTAAAATCGATGCCCCTGAGCGTTGCGGGAGGTCGTGGGATGCCCCTGAGCGTTGCGGGAGGTCGTGGGATGCCCCTGAGCGTTGCGGGAGGTCGTGGGATGCCCCTGAGCCGTCTACAAAAGAAAATCCCCCTAGGCTATTTAAACCTAGGGGGATTCTTATTAATTGTTTAATCTATTCGTCTCTAAACTTTCTACCGGGAACTATTTCAACCAACTTTGCTAGATCACTAGACAGGTTATCGACCCCTGCTAGTATATCGGCACGGAATGAGTCATCCTTGCGAAGTTTATCAGCATACACTCCCGGATTGATTAATGCTTTAGCCTGTTCCACCAACGTGTTAAGTTCCTCGTCATTCGTGATGTTACGTGCCGAAAACGTGTCAAGAAACTCCTGAATGTTAGTGACAGCACTATCGAAAATCCGCTTTTTCTTTCCGTCTTCAGTAGGCGTCAAAACGTCTTTAAGGTGAGACATTAACCCATGCAGGGATTCGCGCATCAAAACTGTAATCTCCGTTGCAGCTACTTTGAACGTTTCCTCAAGTTTGGCAGATTCTTCTGCAAATTTGCCGATTTTCTTAAGATTTTCCGGAACGGCGAAAGAGAACATGCGCCAGCTAAACGAAAACTTTGCTGCAAATTCCTCTTTTGACAAGTAATCGGACTGATTAAACAGTCCAAGCGGTGAAAGTTGCTTCTCTGCATCCTTGATACGCTCGGGGTAATTAGCGACACATGCCGATACTAATTCTTTCCGTTCATCGGCATATGCTTCTAACCTATCGTTGACCGATTGCGCGAACCAACCGTCTTGACCCAAAGGGAGAATCATAACTCCCATATCCGTATAGGGAAGGCATTGCTTGTAAATGTAGGTTCGCATAATGCCATCTGCTTTCTTGATAGCCTCTAGCTCGGGGGATTCAAGCAATTCTTTAGAGACTTTGAGCATACGCTTTGCCTTCTCTTTGGCAATTGTCTTTTCATCTTCGCTCAAAGCTTCAAAGTCAACGTTGGGCAATGCGTCTTCGTTTGACTTAACGTCTACTTGAGACGAACTGACACGGCGAGTATTGCCCGGTATTCCATAGCTAATCCGGAGGAATACCGTTGTTTCGACAATTGAAGACTTATTAACGGTTTTTTCAGCTACATTCATATCGCATCCTTTGGGCGATGTATCGCCATTGCTATTAAACCATTACCGCATGAGGTTAGGCAAGAAAATTATCCTCTAGCCATTTAACCTCAAATTCGATTGCAGTAGCACGGTTAGTAAAGGTTATCGGAAGGATAGGACCATTGACAGGGGAGAGGTTAACTCGCCAGTCGATAGACCAACGTCTAGACCAATCCGCTACCCTGCCAGTATCCCCAAACAGTCTAAGCGTATGGAATACGCAACGGATAAAGGGATTCCAAGGTTCGACGTGCGATGCACGTTTAACGGTACTATCAGAGTCTAGAAAACCCTCTGACAACGGGGATACTAGGAATTTAATATCCCCGTTTGAATCGACTGTTAGGGTTACATGGTCCATAGCTCACCGTCCTGTTACCTGCACGTTGGTTGCACGTTCGTTTTCGCCATACTCCCGCTTGTGTGTTTCTTTGGTTATGGTCGATTCTTCCCCGAATGCCTTAATGATGGCATCGCATCCACGGCCTTTAAACCCGTTTAAATCGACTGTAAAATCTCCGTTTTCGTCTACCGTGATTTTAACAATTTTCGCCATGATATTCTCCATTTCTGGAAAGTTTAGCTTTGCAAACTCTCCAAACTCTTTAGTAGCCTCTTGATCATACCGTTTTGCAGCGTCAATTTCAAGCACAAAAAGACCTAGGTATCTTTGCTTATTGTGCAAGGATATTTGCGCCGACCATTTACCGCATGCATGCAAACTTACTCCCTTGTATTGGCTAGAATACTTTCCAATACCTTTAGCTCTATTCCGATTGTTTTGTAATGTATTTGCTGGCCGAAGATTGTAACGCTGATTATTTAGCCCGTTGCCGTCTTTATGATCTATTCGTTTATGGCCCATAATGGCCCAATGCATGCGGTAAACAATGCGCTTTCCATTTTCTGTGGCCATCCGTACAGCATAGAATTTCTTGCTTTTAGGACAAAACCGCGCATGCCATTTATATACAGACAGTACGATATAATCGCTGTCATCTACTAGCGCGGTTTTGCCTCTAGTTAAACTAATCTCTTTCATTTATGCCTTAACGTAAGTGTAAACCGTCTTACCGTTAACTTTCTGCGGTGAACCGCGAAGACCTAGTTGCTTCGCCTTACGCTGTACAAGCTTGTTACCGTACGATTCTTTTAGCTGGCGCATCCATTCGGCATTATGCCTATGACTGTCGTACTCTGAGATAATCGCAGAATATGACCCATCAAGGTTCCGTTTGAATCCAATGTCATTAGACGCCGAACCAACGTGCAAACGGCGAATAATAACGTTTGCTAGGTCTGCACGTTTGTCACCATGATAACCGTAAAGGTTCGTTGCTTTTTCATGAACCTCTACAGTCGAATAGCCTAACTCTGCTAATGCTTCACAGAGTATAGCCGTATCCTTGAAACTTGTTTTGTTCTCACTGTAAGCTGAAATAGTACACCTCCATCCTTTCCTATTAAACCATAATCCCCCTAGTTTTGTCTAGAGGGATTATGATGCCTATTCCCGCGAAGATAAATCGCTTTACTTCGTTCGATGATTAATCGCGCATCTTCCGTCCGGTTACTTGTTCCGGAACGTGTGTAGGCACGCTAGCAGGTTCGTAATGGTACTTTCCTGTCTTCGATGCTGATAGATACTTACCAGAGCTATTGCGCTTGAGGTTTTCAATCCTATCTTGCTGCGAGTCTGTGATAGGGACAACGTATTGACTAGCCTCTACTAGAGTTATTCCTAGGTTGTACGCTGTCAATGCGCAAGCTTTAATCTCTCTACCAGTCCAACCGGTAGTGTCTGGTAACGGCTCACTATCGGGTACATTATACTTCGCTCGGTAAATCTTCCATATGCTTTCTTTCTCTTCGTTGGTTGGAACGTCAAAAAAGAATGTGCCAGATTGGAATCTGGCGAGTAATTCAGCAGGTAACGCATCCATACCGTTGCTAGTCGCAATTGCGAATACCTTGCCACCTCCGACTGCATCGATAGTAGCTTGCGCTTGGCGGAGGTTCGATTGCGACGAACCTACTAAACTAGACTCCATCGAAGACAGGTTAAAAGCTATTACAGGTTTATTAAACTTCGTGCCGATTGCTTTAGCAATTTGCGTCTTACCCGCTCCGGGCACGCCTAGCAGGATAACCCCTTGTATGTTCTTATCCTGCAACCATTGGAGCATTCCTCCTGTAAGTTTGGTTGTTACTCCACTGGTATCGGTCCCTGTTCCTGCAAATGCCTTTTCTATTTCATCCAAGAATATAAACACGTTAGGCGAACCTTTACCCTCGCATACGCGCGTCAAATACGTCTTAATAGCCTCTAATCCTCCTATATCGTCAAGGGATTCGTTACCCTGCCAAACAGTTAAACCGGGAGTCTGATTGATAACTTGACGTTTTCTCTCCCAAAGTTCGTGGATATCCAACGTTCCGAGTTTCGTTTTCTTGTTTGCTGTGAGACACATAGCCGTAGACTGTTCTGCCGGAAAGTACGGCAAGCCATTTAGCGCGTTAACTGCATTTTCGATCACAGTATCAGTCGGGGGAGTAACCCCTGCAAATTCAAACGTATCGAATACGATTTTCTTCAATACGTCCACCGTTGGCAGAGGTTCGTCAAGGATAAGAATATCGTTGGTTAACTCAGTTGGCAGGATGCTGCCAGCAGAACAAAGCAAAACCAACATATTACCCTTCGCCTTATACGTGTCCCGAATGTTCCAAACCCCTTGTATAACCTCGCGCTCACTCCAAAACAAGTGAAGATTTGACAGGAATACAATAGGATCATTGTTATTCGTACCATTAAAACATTCAGCAATACGCAATGCTTCTTTAATGTCTATAGTTGCTTCGATTGCGCTATTGCAAGCTTGGATTGCCGTGCTAACAATACCGTTAGCAATGGTTGCGCTCTTGGTTCCCTGATTAGCAACTTTGAAACCTTGTGCGCAATCCCAAATGATGAACGGGGGAAGAGTATCGGCGTCGAATAACGTCCTAACCCCGTCAATGGTTGATTTAGCGTCAAACGTGCGAACGGCAACCAATGGAGTTGATACCCTCCGCGCTGCCTTGAATTGTGTTAGAAATTCCATTTTTCCTCAATTCCACCCATAAGGGTAAACATGTTTGGGGTTATTCATGGTATCGGCAAGTGACTTTGCAGATACTAAGCACATAGACGTGTTGGTTATCGGTTCATAGCAATTCAGCGCATCCAATACCCAAAACTTACCAGTCGAATCAATCTTGACGATAAATCGCATGGCAGAACCTCAAACACGATTAAACCATAGAAACAGATTAATAGCAAGTAAAAACCCCTGCCATTTTCTGACAGGGGTTATTAACTATGGTTAACTTTTGTGGTATAATGGAGTATGGACGAAAATTCTAAACTATGCTACGTATGCCAAAAACCTACAACGTATCGTCAATATGGTAGCGGCCTATATTGGTGCAAAACTTGTTCTCACTTCGCTAACAACCTTGAAAAGAATTACAACCTTACATTGGACGAATACTATACGCTGCTCAAAGCACAAGACTATAGATGCGCAATTTGCGGCATACATGCAAATGACTCCAAGCTTCCGGGTCCGGGCAAACGTAACGGATTGGTAGTAGATCACTGTCATGCTACGAATACCGTTCGCGGTTTGCTTTGCCATAGTTGTAATAATGTACTCGGATCAGCTAAAGACAGCGTATCAATATTGACAAAATCAGTCGCCTATTTAGAGCGCAAATTGCCTGAAAACCCAATGAATGTGTATAACTCTATGAGAATACTAGACTTAATAGGTATGTAATTTTAAGCTTTTACAAGGTAAATCACTTTACTAGTTTTTAGACGTATCCTAGCCTCATAAAATGACTCGGAGCGCGCCTATCCCCCTTGTAGGCCCAAGAACAGGCATATGCTAAACTACCAGTATTTGTGTGTAAGTTGTTGATTACAAACCGTTTTCAAAGTAGTGTAAATCGTCAATGTTTATAGGGGTTTCAGCGACTATCAAAATGTAACAAGCTTTTTTGATATGAAAACCCGCAAATAAAGCGATTTATTTCATCAAATGAAACAAAATGTAACAAAAACCTGTTCACTCGGAGCAACCTAGAATTGACCGAAAACTCCAAAACTGGAGTAATGAGATTAATCATAGTTAACAAAATAGTTGAGATAGTTTGTCGATTCTATCAGTTTGGCAATCGGATTGCTAAGGTATGTTCCGAGCTATGTTAACTATGATTTATATAGAACTATTAACTATAGTTAATAACGGTTATTAGTCACTAAAAAACCCTGACCGTAATCAGGGTTTAATAGGCTAGTAAACGTTGTTAAATGTCGTTAGGGTTACTGGCGTCAATGCATGAGTCAATAACATGGGATTCAAACTGCCAAGTAAATGTATCGTTGTTCATGATAGACGCTAGCAGCATAACAGGGGTTCCGCTGATATAGACGCTGTACCCCGTTACATCGTAGCTGTCAGGGACTATTTGTCCCGGTTGCGCTAGACCTATCTCAATTGCCGTTCGTCTCATGCTCATGCAGCCTACACAAGTGCAGGCTATTGGATGTGCTGTCAATTGCATATATCCTCCCTACTGTTTGCTTGCGATAACGTCACAGTCGAAGCAATACGGCACTTCGCACGTATGCGGGTAAGTTGTTTCTGGCACACAATCGGAACCTACACACAAACCATTGCCGTAATCTTCGTGTTGTGTAAGCCATAGTGCGCCTAAATCCTCATACAACAGTATTCCAGACTTTTGACAATCGGAGCATACACCTAAACGGTTCATAATTTCCTCCCGCACATAATGAAAGCATATTATCCCTATACCTGTATACAAGAAAATGCACTAATCGAGCAAAGGATAAAAGCGTATTCGATACGGTAATAAAAATAATTGACTATAGGAACATAACGCCAGTAATGAATAACCATTGGCCTATCAATTGCTCAGTTACTATCAGTCATTCCCATTTTTAATAGGTTCGACTATCCTGCTATCAGTCTACTGCTACGCTTTGTAACATTTGATAGTGGACTAACCAAGTGGACTAATAGGCGAAAATCAACTTTATGTAGAAATGTTGACAGCGGATGGTAACCCTCCATTAATCAATAGGATATGAAAGCTGATAGCCTTCTGGTAATCGACTGACAGTGATCCTATTAGTCTATTCTCAAGCTACTAGTTTATTAGTTGCTCTAAGTCTTTTAGAATCATAGGAGTCCCTAACCAACCCTAGTTGCCAAGGGGTGTGACCGACCCACGCCCTAGTCGCCAGCGCCATCGTAGCAGTCCCGGCATAATAACACCTGACAAGGTTATTAAATGACTGATAAAAAGACTGATAGGAATCCCTAGGTAACTCTAAGGATTCCTAACCAACCTTATTCAATTATATGGGTTATTATATACAGGAAGGATGTTATATGGTATTGCAGATAATTTTTAGTATTTTTCTTTATACGTATTGTTTACGGGGTCTAGTAGTTTTATAGTTCTTACAGTGTGTTTGGCGATAGCACGATCCTGAGATTCTCTTAATAGCTGTGTTCTAGATTTGTCTATAATACCGGCAGCTTCTAAACGGCTATCCCTTTCATTATTACTTATATCTTTATTAGCCGTATAGACCAGATACCAATGGGCAGATTCAAGCGTATCAAATACGAATGCCTTGGTCCGATAGTAATTAGCCATATCCATAAAGTTTTCAAACTCTCTGAATTCAGATTCAATCATGTCATTCATCTCTAAATTTCCTCCCATTAACTACAGTCACAGGAACAGCCACCGGAACCGTCCCTGCTAATAACTTTAAATATTCGTCTTGAGGTATGGTAATAGTCGGTTTGTCCTGCCTGAAAGTAACCTTATATTCTTCTTTCTTAGGAAGTATATATAACGGTGTAAGAGGCTTAGAACTCGTTATAGATACCTTGTACTTTATATCGTTTTTTAAGGGTTCTACGTAGCCTTTCTTCTTCTTTTCATCTACCAAATCGTCAAAAGCTGTCACAGCCTGATGAGCATTCGGATAGTTCCCCTTAATAATTTTTTTAAGAACTCCTAATCGCTTACCATATTCAGCGACAACTTCATACTTAAGAGCTATACCCGCCTCACCTGCAATCCGGTTAACCCATAAGTTATAAACCTTATCATGACCGCCAGTCGTACAGGCAAGGTTAATAGATTTGATAGTTTCTATCATTCGTCCCTGAACTTTCTCCGGACTGCCGGGTTAGAAGGTATTTCTAATTCTACCTGTATTTTAACATGCCGGTGTTCGTGGCAAAAATCCCTAGCACTATTTACTGCCCAGTCTGACTCAGCATCTTCGTCATAGCTAAACGTAGCATTACACACAGTGCAGATAAGGCTTACCTGATACTCACTAACAGATTGGTGACTAACCACATTACTATTACTGGCCTCGCTAATAAATGCTATCAGGTATCTATTAATCTTGTTAAGTTTTTTCGGAAGACCGCCTAATGCGCCGGGAATGCTTACTTGTTGCATCTGTTTTAGCGGTATAACCGCGTCAGGGTGACTTTTCCACTTATAATCCCCCCAATCTCCGTTGGTACTTAATAAGTCGTTTACCTGTAAATTATACTGATACAGCTTAATCTGACTTTGTAAGTGCTGTCTTCTAGCTGGTTCTGCATTAAACTTTTCTAGTATACTGACGGCAGCCATGCAGATACCTAATGCTCGTTTTGATCCTGTATAGTTGCTAATCTCTGCTACAGTCTTGTAGGGAGGTTCGCAGTAATAGGTAGGACCGCAAAGCATTAGTATCTGATTATAAATATCTTGCTGATCTGGGGTAAAAGTTGGCAAAGTCTCACCATAAACGGGTAGATTGAAATAAGGACTATTCATTCCTAAACTTTCTGCCGTTAATAACCTCGGCAACTATATCTTCTACGTACACAGTGACTCCGTGCGCGTGTTGTTTGCAGAACTCCCTAACAGGATTAGCCTCTCCCTCAAAACCTAATCTAGCAAGCCACTGTGGAAAACTAATATCTTGGATAGTGTATTCTTTACATTTTGTGCAGACTAGCCGATACTCGTAATTTCCGTTAACCGATCTAGCTTGGGCATCTACGTTAAAATTAGAGTATTTGGCTAAACGTTTAATAGTATCTTGATCAATAGATGGCGTAAGGGCCGTGTCAAAACTTTTACTAAATACTAATTCGCCCATTAACCATCCTTTGTTCGGATCAAGTTCTATATGTTTGTGTTTTTCTGCAAACGCTGTAATTAAGTCTACTATCTCAGTACTAGTAATTATTATATATTTTAAACATACATCGCATTTTACGTATATTTGAGGAGATACGCAACCGGTAACGGATGGCGGAAGTTCATATAGTTTTACGTTATTATTAGAAACTTTCGAGCAGTAAACAATAATAGCTGCCGCCAGCATCTAACCCTCTATAACATGTGGTTGGTTAACTGCTTCATACTTTTCGTTACAAATCGACACGTTATGGAACGCAGTAGCTAGTTTTCTATTCTCGCTGACTTGCTGTAAAACTTTTACACCATATGATCCGTGAATATGTCCAAAAATATGAACCTTAGGCGCAATCCTATCAACTACTTTTCTAAGTTCTTCACAACCCAGATGGTCAGATTGGCTATAAGTCATTGTTCCGTCACCGGGAATACAACGATCCAAAATTCCCATAGGTGGTCCATGAGTTACCAGAACGTCCGTATCGTCAGGAATATTATCCCAATACTTTTTAATCTGTGTTCCTCTAGGTACATTAAACGCCCAACCAAAGAATTCCGGCTGAACAGGTGATCCATAGACCTTTAACCCGTTTATAATAATATGGTCATTTTCTAAATATACAACATCTTTAGAAAATTGTTCTAGGCACCACTTCTTATTTGACTCGAAAAGACGGTCATGGTTTCCGACTACTAAAATTTTATTAGCATGGGGCAAATCTGAAAACCATTTACCAAAGTCCTTAACCTCAGAGTGACGGTAACCGGAACCCATAAGGTCACCCGCGAAGATGGCAACGTCAGCTAGAGGAATAGTCACTTGGCGATGCTGTGTATGCGTATCAGAAAAAGCTGCTATTTGCATTTGATCCTCACCATCTTCTTTCCATCTTCTTCAAAAAATTCTAAATTTCGCATAGCCAATTCTAAAACAGAAGGTAAACGAGTAATTTTAGTATTCTGCTTAAGTATTTCTAAAAATTCTTTACTAAAGTAAACCTTCGGTTCCATTTATCTCCTCAAGCCTTCCACCTTTATTATACAGCCAGTTCGACAGGACTTCAAGGGGAAACCCCCTAGACCAGTTAAAAATGGGTGCCGTCTTGACGATTATGTCGTCCTCAACAAGCACCCCGGCTGTTATGTTCTTTAGAATACCTTGATAAAGTTTAACCATTTTCTTTCAACTTGTTAATATATTCCTTATAGCCTTCTACCATTATATTAGCGGCTCGTAGCATTTCTTCGGCCCATTGCAAAGGTGTCTCAAAATTGGGGAATTGTCCTTCATTATAAATTACCTGCAAATCAATTGCCAGAATTCTTTCATCATTAACAGGCTGCCTATCAGTCAACCATTCGGGTAGTTCATTTAAATCGTCGCTCATTGTTCCTTTTCAGCTACAAGTTTAATACCGTAATTCATTCCACGCTTGACAAATGTCCACTTACCGGATACTACACCTTTGTCTATAACCTTCGTTTTGAGCAAATCATCAATGTCGGTCATAAACATGTAATATGTATATAGATTGTCTTTAAACCTGAACCCACCGGCTGACCGTCCTCGGTAATATCCTTCAAACGTTAAGGTAGCGTCAAACTCATGATTATCAACCCAACGGAAACCATCTGTGAACTTTTCAACGTAGCTATTAGCGTATTGAAGCTGACCACGATCACTAAAGGGAATTTGATAACTCATAATCCACCTACGTTCCATCTTCTGTTAATCTCAAAATGGTCTTGAGTACTGTAAATTTCTACTACTGTCCAAACTCTAGGTTGATTTTTGAGTGACAGTCTAGTTCCTACTTTTAAACTGTACTCATCAGTTGGTAACCAACATATCATGTTATCAAAGAGATATTCTAATTTTACCTGAGTGACCTTCATTGTTGCACCAACACACTTTTCATAGTAACTCCACAATCCGCGCAAAGTTTATCAGTCTGGGTAATAGAGTAAAAAGTCCTGCTACACTCTGGACAGATTAACCTACTAGCTTCCCTAGCAGCCAATCTCTTATCCATTTTCTCTTTAACCTGTTCGATGCTAACCGGCTTATAGTCCCAACTATCAACTCCTACGTCACAAGATAATAAACTGGTATCAGGATTCTTATCCAATTCGTTGTGTGAATGACCATACAACTGATAACTTCCGGAATGGCTTTTATTCCAGACTTTTCCTGCGAAATGGTCCAAAACTATATATTGGTAACCGGCAGGATGAATAGTCTCTCTTTCCTTTATCCAAATAAATTGATCCCTTAAAGACTTATTTTTAAACAGTTCTTCATGGTTGCCATTTATATAATAATGCTGCCCATTTAGCCGTATTTTTATCATTAGCGCACGTTCGAGGCTGGTAGTTCTCCAGAACATATCCCCTAACATATAGACAAGATCGCCCGGTCTGACAACACTGTTATGGTTCTCTATCAGTCTTTCCTGCATATCGTCAACATCTTTAAAAGGACGGTTACAAAATTTAATAACATTTGCGTGTCCAAAATGCTGATCGCTTGTGAAGAAAATTCCCACTATTCCCTAACCTTTCTATCAAATCTACAAAGAAGTTCCCAAACAATTGCTGCTCCGATAACTACTAGAATTGGTGCCATGTTTCCTTTCTTGGTACCTACGGTAAGACTCGAACTTACACTGTACAGTTCCTAAAACTGTTGTCTCCTGCCGTTGGACTACGTAGGCAAAATTTTCGCGGGTCGAACTACTAACTACAGTATAGCACAGGGTTGGTTCGGGGAGGGGGATTCGGACCCCGCTATTCCTTCTAGCTTATGAGGCTGAAGGCCATGCCAACGGACCCCCGTTCAAAGACTACCTCTAGCACAGTTCCATTGAGCAGGACTAGGGACTGATAGTACTTTAACCATTTCTATTTCAACATCGTGACAATCGCAGATAGGAGGCAGTTGATCCCATCTGATTAATTTTTCTTCAGTCTTGCCGCATATAGGACACTTATAATTATATATGGCCATAGTTTTAATCCGGGAGGGCTTAGGATTTCACGAACGTTCCGACAGGGTAATCACTCCTGTTACGTCTATCTTTCCCTCTTGGAAATAGTTTTATGCTAGACGGGAATCGAACCCGTATTGCCCCCTTCTATGGGGGAGTCCTTCCATTAGACGACTAGGAGACTATTTCCTCAGTCTATCTTAATACAAATTAATGAATATTTTCCTTCACTATCTATTACCCTAGCCTTCTGACCTACAGGGGCTAAACCTTTTCCATTCTTATCAGAAACTTCTAGATACATTGTCCAACTAACATCAGGACAGCTATAAACGCCCTTACTAGTAATTACTAAAGGTTTAGCAGTCATAAGATCAACATCTTTTAACTGCTGAAGAGTTGGCGGCTGACTTTTAATCTCAGCTAGCAACAAAGTCGGAAATAATAAAATACTATATATTAACTTTTTCATAATAGTTGGTCAGGGTCGAGGGATTCGCACCCCCACGTTTTTCTTGGCTCCAGACCAAGTGGCCTTCTAGATGGCCCTGACCCTGATTAGTCATGGTCGTAATCATCCACAACAATTCCGTCCTTAGTAACAGTCACCTTATAGCCGTCACCAAAAAGATTTTCCATGTCTTCGTCGTCAAAGTTTTCAAGAAATTTACCGACAGCGTTGCCAGTCTTTAGTTCAGCTTTTTGCTCTTTGGTCAAACCTGTTTTCAACTTTCTATCTTTTCCATAACCGTCGTAGTACTTGTAATCTGACCACTCTTCTTGGTAATCGTCTTCGTCTTCATCAGTTTCCTCATTACCGTTCATAAAGGTTATAAAAGGACTATCATGACTAGACCTAAAAGTACATGGATCACCATCATTAAAATAAGGAGTATACTGAGTCCAACCAAACTCTTGTAAGTTTGGGTACTCAACGAATAGTTCTAACGCAGCAACCTTGAAAATTTCTTCTACTTTCTTCTTAGCATCGCTTCTAAGTTTCTCGATTTCTTTCTTAATAGTCTTAATTTCTGATAAAGTACTCATAATATTCTTCTATTCCTTTCTTTTGGTACTAACTTTGCAAATGAAGGTGGAGCACCTTTTCCTTGCACCATCCACTCTTTAATCTCTATTTCTTGCAGAAAATCTTGAGCAGATGGTATAAAACGTCCACCGTAGTCTTCTAATATATGTTGCTCACCTATGTCTCTAACACTTACCAATCTTCCATTACTATTTGTAACATTGTGACCGAATACTTTTTCCAAGATTACTGATAAAAACCACGCATTATGTGTAAGTGCTCTATGGCGGCTATCAGCTATTGTTCCCTTAGAGCTATCCATAAAGTCATGAATTGCCAAGTAATCTTCAGGAACTCCTCCAAACTTTTTAGCAGAACTAATAGCATGGATATACGGTTTACTCATTATCCCTTTCTAGACTCTCTCCGCGTGCTTCGGAACGAGCACAATCTGATAGTTTTGAAAAATATCATAAAGCAAATCATCGTGCATATAATCAAAAAATTCGCTAACCGTAAACACAGGGTTCTTTCTAAAAGTTTCCTTAATAAGATCGACAGTCTGTCCTCTTAAAGAGTTGTTGGCTTCTTCTAAATTATCCAAAACGTTGTCAATTACTTCGCTCATATTTCTCCTAGACCTCTAATCTTTGAAATTCCATTCTGATAGCGGTCGTCTGTTTCGCATTTGCTGTGATCTAGTTGCCCACTGTACATTGTTTGCTGAATATGGCCCATCGTTGTCTTTTCTATCTACTTGGTGATTCGGACTTGGTGGATCGCCTAAAGCGTTTTTAAATTCTAAAAACGAATCAAATAAAAATTCTATACCTCTTCCACCGTAATCCGGATATTTTGGGTTATTAGGATTCTGGCACCTACCTTTAGCCGACATGTAACGTCTGTATAAGGGCGTTTTACTTAGGTTGTGTGTAGTTTTAAGTTCTTTATTAAGTTCCGCACAGTAACATCTACAGGAAGATGATCGACCAGATTTCAAATGACTCCCGCGAATGGTCTTGATGTTTCCACAATCACAAACACACTTCCACATTACATTTCCGCTTTTATCTGGCTCTCTGTTTAGAACTAACCATCTTCCAAACCTACTACCAGTTAAATCGATAAGAACAGAATAGACTCCCATAATATTATTCAGGTAAAAACGGCAATGTTGTTCTGCCGTTCCAGTTTGCAGCCATTGATGAGTTAATGCTTTCTAAATGGTATCCTACAATTTCTGGTATTAGCGCTCGTTTAGACCTAGGCCATTGCTCTGCAAATAGTGTATCTCCTCTTCCTGCATTAGTATGCGCATCGGGATATGTTTTTATTCCAGTTACTAAAGGATTAAACATTTGGAAATAACCGATAGGCAACCACCCTCCTGCGAATCCATGCATGACTCTTGTTCCTAATGGAAATGAATTGTTAAGATGTATGTACGTTTCAGCCTCTTGCTGAAGTTTGGGCATAGCTGTGAAAGTGGCCCATTCTTTATAGCCTTTAACAATAAACCTGTCAATTCCATAAATAAATGTAGGATCAAGTTTAGCACGTTCAATAAGAATTCGGGTCTGTGGAGGAAGATATATGTCAGCATCCATGTGCACGACCCATCCCTTCATGGATAATTGCTGCAATCCTTCGTTAATTCCTTTTCCTTTGTGAAATTCGCCCTTGCGGGACATAAGTTCATCAGTCTTGATACACATGACGTGATGAAACTCGCAAACTCTTTGTGTCTCTTTATCTTCGTAAGAAGTTACTACCACAATTTTGTCAAATAAAAACTTAGTATGGGGCAATGTATGGACCAAAAAATCAGAATAGTGGTCACACACAACAACAGCTTCCATGCTAAACGGAACATTCTGCGTATTTGGTGCGTTTACTTCTGGCAAGGTTTCTCCTATCCCTGTAATTCCTAAGCGATTTAATAAAGTTGATGCCCCGTATAGTCTTTTGATAGCTTCTAGGTTCACTATTGCTGATCCTAATTCATTACCAAGAGTTTCAAAATTATAGCTCATTGGTATCCTTGGAGTGTAGTGTAAGGCTCGAACTTACAGTAACTAGTGCCACAGACTAGCGCGTTATCCAGTTTCGCCAACCACACAAAATTTAATGGCCCGTTCTGTTTCGAGTGGGCCAGACTCAGGCTAACCCTTCGGTTAGACCTTTACGAATTCGCCGTCATTAACGGTTGCAAAGCTTTGACCGAAGTCAAAATTTGCAGCATCAATGAATGCGTTCGTCTGCGTCATTTCTTCGGCAGTTTTTGTTTTGCGCTGTCAAACTAGTCGCCTAGTTGCATGTCTGCTAACATTTATCTAGTCTAATCGAAACCATGACCGACCCAATTATGCTATAACAACCCTGACATTAACCGGAATCGAACCTGTTTATTATTGTCCGTTATAACATAAAATTATACTACTAAACTTGGTGGATCGGAAGGGAGTCGAACCCTTGTCTTAAACTACTAATTGCGCTTCATACATGCTTACTTGGTGGAGTTAGAAGGGGTTAAACCTTCATTTCTCGCACTAATGGCGAGTGTCCTAGTTGTTAGACGATAACCCCAAACTTAATTGGTTGGTCTGCTTTTACCACAATGATTAGCAGTCTCTCAAAGTCGGCGTGAGTGTGTGGAACGACCTTCCGACAAATTCCAACCAAACTTAAACAACCTTTGTAACCGCTGATCCAACGTTAGCAACAGCCTTTCCTTCCGCTGCTAGCTTTCCTGTTAGGGCGTTCTCAGCCGTTGTTGCACGAGTAGTCAGACTATTAACAGCCGTCTTAGCGAGTGTCAACTCATTTGACAAAGACTTAGCCACATTTATGTTCCTATAATTGAGATAACCCAAAACAATCACAAGAACCGCTAGAATAATAATTGTTGCTACCATTTTTCTCCTAAATATAGGGGCCTCACGACCCTCCACCATGCCGTTTAATCTAATGGCAAAATCTCTTCTTTCACTTCGTTCTTTACTTCTAACCCTAGATTACCACGCTTTTTGCGCTCTGTCAACTGTTTTATTCGCATTTTCCGCCAATTTGCCATTCTTTTTTTAGCGTTCTTGAGCATGGCTGGCATTTTATGGTTGACGGTCATGAGATAACAAAAATCCGCAATATCCCTTAAACATTGCCCGTCAAATTGTGTTTCACTAAGAGGATAAAAACTGTACTGTCTCCATCCACCTTTCCACTTAACATATCCTAAAAGGATTTTACTAGTCCTATTGTAGACAGAGTATTTTCTGGTTTTTCCGCCTTTAATAGCGTTTCCTTCGTCGTGAAATTGCAGCCACTTGGTTACAAACCAGTCTTCATCTAACGGGACCAAATCTATATTAGACTGATCCTCAAGTTTGTCAACGTCTTCCAGCTTTAACGCCCCAATGTCTGACATACCTTCATATTAAACCTCTCTCTCAAGCTTGTCAAGTTCTTTTTTGTAAATTTTATTAAAATGCCCGACGAACTGGTAAACACCCTCGGTTACGTATCCGATCAAATACGCTATCAATTCTGGATCACGATACGTAGCACCGATCCATTCTACAATTCTTTGACACGCATGGACGCTTTCGTGTACTATCTCTCCAACTCTGGCGTTTGCTGGCATGAATATATAAGAAACAGGCTTATCAGAAATACCGGAGTGAAGCGCCCTAGTAGTATAATCTTCTTCCCATCCTCTTCCAATTACCTTGTCTCGCTTTATCCTTGATTTATTAATGTTAGTGGACACAACTACGTGAACAGTGTATCCGTAAATTGGCAGTTGTTGTTCATATCTCTTTTCAATGTAATCTGTCATTTTTTCCAGTGTGGCGCGATATTGTAGTCGCTCTCCATTGTGATTAGTTTCATTTTCATAGCAGCAGCCCTTTTAATCGCGTCTTGTGCCAGCAAAGCCACCTTTTCAGCAAACCTGACTGGAACAGATATTACTAGTTCATCATGAACCATTTTTTGCAATTTGCTCTTGTACTTTGGCAGGATATGCCACAAAAAGGGTTTTCCTTCTTTATCGTAACCGGACCCCATAGCGATCTTAATTATTGTAGCGTTGGCAGATTGTATACGATGATTCTTCCCCTGCCTTTCTGCGTTACCATACATAGCTTGAAAAGCTTTAGAAATCTCCTGATCAGTAGGCTGTCTATGAGTTAGTTCCCATTTTTCTTCTGCTGTAGGTTTGCGACCCTTAATTGTTATAAAAGTTTCTATATTTTTCTTGGAAACTTCCGGTTCTAGTTTTAACTTCTTTTCAATATCTTCTTTTGCATATTCTTTTGCTAGTTCCCAAGTAGGTTCTTCAAAGATACGTCTGCGCCCAAACATATCAAAAGACTTCAAGGCAGCTTTAGCATCGAATCCAGATTTCTCCAAATACTGCCAAATATAAGGAAAATTTTGTTTATGCCTGAACATAAGGTCTTTAGTCTGCGCGTAGGTTTTGCCAATTTGTACTGATAACTTTCGCGGCCCGATTCCGTATGGCAAACCAAAATTAGTCGGTTTCATTCCATCACGCTTTTCATTGTGAGCAGGACACTTACATTTCTTCTTAGCAAACGTCCCATCTGGTTTAACCGTATAATATGCGCAATCAGGCAAAGCTAATTTGTGCCACAGTTCCGGACCTTCTACTAACTCCGTGCAAACAGAGTGAACATCTTCATCGTTGTTAAATGCTTTTATCCAAATAGGGTCTTGCGCCTCTTCCGCCAGAATGCGAAGTTCAGCACCAGACATGTCGATAGTGACTTTTGTATATTCATCTTCCTCGTCTGGCAGATCATTGATAAAACATTTACGAACTTCTTTGTCTTTAGGCAAATTCTGAGCATTGGGTTTTGTACTGCTGCTGCGTCCTGTTGCTGCGTCATATTGGTTAAATTCACAATGCAGTCGTCCGGTAACGGGATGTAGCCAACCTTCGTCTCCGCAAGGATGTGTTGCCCACTTTGTCGCCCATGCTTCTCCATAAGTTCCAACTTCTTTAGAAATAGCATGATAATCCTGAATTAATTTCATGACAGGAACATGATTATACTTTTCTAAAGTCTCGTCATCTAGTCCTTCAATATCCTTCAGAACCTTAAAGTTTTCTTTAAGAATAGCCTTTAACTGAGCGTCAGACTCATAGTTAATTAGAGCTTCACCTTCACACTTGTCAGCAAGGTTAACCAGTCTTGTGCGTCTTTTCCCTAATTCTGAAGCCTCTTGTTTAAACTTCTCTTTAATCTCTTTACGAGCTAAAAGCAATTCGTTTTGTTTGGCGGTCAGTTGTCCGAATAGTTCTAAGTTAGTTTTCTTAGCAACTCTTAGTTCGGCTTTTAACTTAGTTTCTTCCTCAGTTTCTTCGTTATAAAATTTCCATTTAACCTTTGCGTCTTCTACCATCTGCTCTGTAACAATATCGTTCTTAGAACCTACTAACGGTAGAAAAATATCATCGAGTTTTTTAAAAGTCTGAGCTAGCTTTTCCTTGTTAAGTTTTGCTCTTTCTAACCATGCTTCACAATTTAGCCGCTCTCCGTGAACATGCATGTCGATAAACGCGCCGATAGCGTTGTCTTCAATGTCACAGATTTCTTCTAGATTGTCTCCTAGGATTTGTTTTTTAACTCTTTCTAGTCTAGATGCCAGAATCGTTTGTCCTTTTTTACGTAGAGAGTCAGGAGTTTCGCCTTTTATTACAAGATTTTGCATTCCAATAACAGCCAACGGAAGCCGCGTATCTAGTGCGGCGTATTCCCATTGGGGGTCGGAAAGTGGATCATCCAAATTAAACGATTCCTGTAAACTCTTATCAATACTATATCCAAAATATCTTCCAAATATTTCTTCAAGTGAATAGAAAGAGTAATTTTTAAGAGAAGCTTCTCCACTAAGACCGGCGTAGATGCACTTCTCGCGCATCATAACATCCCGTAATCCAAATATACGTAAACCAAACTGCCAGTATTCTGTTAAATACTCAAAGCCTAAGTTTGCTCCAATCTTGGTCCAGCTATCGCTACAAAGATATTTTGATAACCTTTCTGTAAGCCATTTAATACGTGGCGCTAAATAAAGGTTCTTTCCGTACTCTCCCTGACAGTCAAATAACACCTTTGGATCATTGTTAGCAAATGGTAATAAATCTATTACATATTGTTCTGTACTGTTCCCGAATTGTTTGGTTCTAGTCCTGCGCCAATAAAAGTCTTTAACTGGTGTGGTTTCAACGTCAAACCCGAATTGAAGGGTTTTTTCTAAGAAAAAGAATAGCTTTTCTGCCGATTCTTCGTCTGTGACTCTGGTTATGTTTGGCGGGGGATTTAAGACTAGCGGCGTCCGGGCGGAGTAATCCATATACCCATTCTACCCCACTTTGACCCAAAAGTCAATCCTTTTGAAAAATAATTAAAAATATTTTGCCAGAACGCTTGACAGATTGGAAAAGATTTGATAAGATAGGAATATGAATGGTGTAAGGACGTTCTCTCTTAACTTTGACGGCTCGTGTTGGCCTAATCCCGGTGGGAAAGCTGGATACGGGTATGTTATTCACGATGGAGACGTTACCTATACTGATTCTGGAATTATAGGAACTGGACCTGAGTTTAGCAACAATTATGCTGAGTTTTTTGCTTTGCACAAAGCATTGGAAAAAATTTATGAAATTCTTGCTAACGAATCCTTTCCTAAAGCGTCTATAAGAGTGTATGGTGATTCTAAACTAGTCATCAACATAATGAAAGATGTTTGGAAGTCCAAGACTGAAAAGCTTTATTTTGAGGCTTTTAGACTGGCTTTCGATTCTGAAATAAAACTACTTTGCAAGAAAGTTGATATTAAATACGTCTGGGTTCCTAGAGAAAAGAATACGGAAGCAGATGTTTTATCCAAAAATGGATAGGTATAGCTTCGCGGCACTGCGTAAGCCTTAAATAACGGGCCGCTTAAATGGACAACAGAACTACCACTTCTGGCAAGGCGTTGTAATCGCTCTTGTGTCTATGTTTAACTTTACAATCTTTACCGTTGAGGGATTTCTACCTAGCTGAAAAAGTCTAGAAGACCCCGAAGTGCTAAAACAACGAGATGGAACCTATACGGATACCGGGTGACCGGGAAACCGGTAAAGATAAAGAAGAATAAGCTAGTTACATAGCTTAGGTAAGTCTGCAATTGGTAGGGCGTTTAGCAAACGAGAAGGGTGCGATTACAATCCTTCACTTGTACCGCTGAAGTTATAAACTTTGATAACATTTAGAACTAATAAGCTAAATGATTTAGAATCAAGGGCTTATTTACATGAATACAAGCATTATCTGTAAATAAACTATGGTGGATACAGCAGATAGCAACCTGAAAGGCAAGTAAGTCTACTGTAATAAGTGGTATAGGGCAAATAAAGGCTTACCGTAATAATCCGGTAGGGAAGGAAAAAGTGTGTCTGATCAGTTCGTAATAGAAGAAGTTCCTATAAAGAAATATTCTCAGTGGGCATCCGGCATTAAGAAAAGAAAGCAAAAGAATAGGCCCGGATTTGCCGTACCGCTAAAGTTTAAGAAAATAAAGTCAAACAACAGATTAGCTTTTTTAATATCACATCTAAAACTAGACAAACCAGATGTTCCCTTGCTAGATATGGTGTGCAAGCGTAGAGGATTTAATTACACCAAAGGTTACCAGTTTCCTTTGAACCGCAGTATAAAGTGCTATCTGTGCGCAGGAGAAGCCACTTTGCGGCATCACGTTGTTCCATTAGCCAAAGGGGGAAGAAATAGACGAAATAACATTGTCCCGCTTTGTCATAAATGTCATTGCAAGGTGCATCCTCATATGCAAAAAGGATATAAGAAGGTTAAACGGGAAAGAGTTGAAAAGCCAATATACAGACCAGCACTTTGCAAACCTAAACAACAAATTGTAGTAATTCCTCCTAAAATAGTTGAAATAAATACGATTTCTTAAAATAGTCTTTAAAAGTCTAATAGATTCAAGTATATAAGTCAAAATATTAACACTTTTTGCTATTGACAACGGCTATTTGTCATGGTATCATGTATATAGATCAAAGAATTTGAAAGAGAACGGGCGGGGAACTCCTCCTCGGTACTTAATACGTATCGACCCCGCCTAAGATTAAAACACGTTTGAGCCGCCGTATTATTTATATTACCTAACAGAGCGGCTAATAGCCCGAAAAGGGCTAGTATCAGGCAGGGAGTTTTACGGCTCCCTGCCTTTGTTGTCGGAGGACTTATGTTTTCGAGGGTTAAAGTCCGTAAAGGCGCTCTCGACTACTTCCGTAAACTGTCAAGACAGTCCTACCCGTTGGAGATTCAAGCATTTCTTATAGGTAAAGTCAACTCTGTTGATGAAATAGAGATAACTCGTTTTGTATATCCTAAAAACTACCATACACAAACTCATTGTGAAGTTTGTTGGAATGATGACGAATTTACAGAACTTAAAGAAAAAGTTCTTAAAAACGGAGAACGTATTGTTGGAGACTGCCACACACACCCTGACTATGAGCCGATATTAAGTAGCGTTGACTACCAAGGGTTTATAACAGAAGGGTTATTAGTTTGTGGAGTAGTTTCAGTAAATAATAACAAAACAAGAGTGAGATTCTGGACAGCAAGTTCAGCATTACCTTGTAAAATACATTTAGTCTAGTTTGGAGGAACAATGGCTATAGCAAACATAAAATACCACAAAACTATGCTTAATAAGGTTCTGGCAGATGAACGACTAATGCCTAACAGAAAATTATTAGCAAGTCTCGTGAAGATGTATTTAGATTCTACCGCAGACGATAAAGCTTTTTTCAAGACTATCATTCTTGGTGAGTTCATTAATAAGAACGGGCTTAAACTATACGACACAGAAGACACAGCACAGACTAATAAACCGGGCGATAAGACGTTAGTTGAGCAAGCCGCTTCAGCAAACATCAAGAATGTAATGACGAATATATTTGGAGAATAATGGCTAGTTTCAGTGTTCCGCTACAAGATGCACAGAACTTTCAGAAGGTATGGACTAAGAATGGACTAGCAGTTCTTTTACCTGCCGATGCAGCTTTGTTCGCTAAGGACTTTGCTGATATTTGTTTAAGAAATTTTATCCAGATGTGCCAGCAACAGCAAGCACAGCAACAGATTGTCGAGAAGAAGAAACAAATTTTAATAGAAGGAATTTAGTGGAACCCATTTTTACAAATGTCTGGGTAGGTGACGAAAAAGACTTCCTCAAGATACGTAGAGAGAAAGGATGGGCATTCCTACGTTGCACCAAAGAGGGACCGGACGGTCATAGAGATTTGCTAGGGTATGAGACGTTAGGTGCTCCCCAAAATAGCAAAGACTACCTACATGTCATTAAAGGCAACATTTGTGCTCTCAATCTTATTGATGTAGATGATCCGAACTTGGTTCCTTTCGACTGTATAAAATTCGGGCTTGACTTCATTAAAGAGAGTTTAGACAAAGGTAAAAAAATTTTAATAGCTTGTGAGGCTGGTCATTCTAGAGCACCGTCAGTCGGATTAATGTTTTTACGATCAATTGGCGACCTTCCGCACAACTTTGTAACATCCGAAAAAATCTACAGAGCAATTTATCAGAAATACGATCCCGCGATGGGTATCCGTCAAGTAGCTCGTTCGCATTGGAACGAACTTTACAAATCAGAGGAATAAATGCACGAGTATACAGATGCAGTGGCCGGATCGCTAGGCGGTTCCGAAACACCTAAGAAAGAGATTAAACACATTATTACACGAAAGGCTAAGAGTGGCGGTCATATCCATACACATGTTCACACTCATCCGGCTCATCCTGACGAAGATCATGTCACGCATGGTGATGATCAGCTAGCTGAGCATATGATGATGCACATGGGCACTCCTAATCCCGGCGAAGCAGAAGCCGAGCAAGGTCAAAGTGGAATTCCTGCCGCTGCCGGTGGAGCGATGCCTCCTGCTGGTCTACCTGCTGCTTAGGAGAATAAAAATGTCTGATAAGAAAACTGAAACGGTTCACCTATCTAAGCATAGGGTGGTTATGCACTTGCACAAAAATGGCTTACACAATGCTTTGGGAATTAGTCCTGATAAGGATATTCCTAAAGAACGTGTAGAAGCTGCGACTCACAGTACTAACGAACATGTCCGGGAAATGGCCCAACTCGCGCAAAACATGTCACACTGGCATCACGGTAAGTAGGATAATATGAAAAGAATTCTTGCACTATTGTTATTCATTTTTGGACTGTCCTTAACCGCGAAAGCGCAGGATTCGCTTCCCCAGAACCTTTTGTACGCTTGGACAACTCCTACCACTACAGGACAGTTAGGTAATTATATACTTTTAAACAGTGGGTTGCCTTCTAAAACTTCTCCTATTAATGATTATTCGATTGATTGGAGTTTGAGTGGAACAGCGCCAGTCGCCTGTACTTTTAGGGTAGAAGGAAGTTTTGACAATGTTAATTGGTTTGGACTAGATACCACATCTCCAGCCAGTACAAGTTGTACTACTTCCAATATGGAAAGTATAGCCTTTAAACCGTCTTTTTATTTAAGAATAAATATTGTCACTTGGACTACCGGTGATGGAACAACTAAGGTTATCTTTCACTTTACAGGCTCTCAGAGCTAGGAGTTAGTTTGAAATATTTACTAATTATATTAGCTGCTTTGGGACTAGCCGTTTCGAGTCAAGCGCAAACTTTACTTATCAGTCCATTTGGTAGTTCTTGTCCAACGGCTACTACATCGACATTGGGATGCGTAAAACCTGATGGAACATCCATCACTATCTCAGGTGGAGTAATTTCTGCATCTGCTGGCGCTCCAGCATTCTCCGCAATCACAGCAGGAACTAATACGGCTGCACTTTTGGTAGGAACCGGGGGAAGTCTAGGTGCAACCGGTTCGGGCACTATCACGGCAACCGCCGTTCCCTTTTCTGGTGTATCTGCTGCAACGAACGCTAATGTCTTGGTGATTGGAACTGGCGGAAGTTTAAGCGTATCTGGTACGGGAACTATCGCGGCGACTTCGGTTACCGGACTTAGCGTAGCTTCTGGCAAAACACTTACTATTAGTAACTCGCTTACTTTTGCCGGAACTGACGGAACGACTATGACGTTTCCGTCTACTAGCGACACTGTTGATACAATTTCTGAAACTGCAACCCTGTCCAATAAAACCCTTGTTGCTCCCGCATTAGGCACTCCCATTTCTGGAGTTATCACAAATTTGACCGGAACCTGCACAGCTTGTGTAGCAAACAGTGCAAGTAGTGTCACCAATGCGTTAACGCTCAATAATAGCAACTCAGGAGCAGCATCCGGCTCTACCTATAACGGCAGTGCCGCTGTTACACTTTCTGCCAACACATTAGGAGCCGGTTCGCTAGCAAACGCTGACACTTGGACTGCTGCACAGACGATGAGTGTCAACGGTGCGGCATCAGTCTCTCCTCTACTTCTTAGCGGGACGCTAGAGACAGGAGGTTCGGCAACCACTACATATCCAGCTTTATATATTAGGAATGGCGCAGCCGCCGACGGTTCTCTTAGTACATCTGGAACATTAGTAGGACTAGATGCAGCTACAGGATTCGGAGGAAATTTCCTATGTGCGCAGATCAATGGCGCGGGTTGTTTAGCTGTCATCACTTCCACTGGAGCCATTAGTTCCGCCGCCAGCATCGCCGCTGGCGTGAACGTGACCGCGACTTCAAACGTTGTTGCTACATTGGCTGTTTCGGGAAAGACCTATATTACTGCAACAAATTGTGCCGGGGTAGGAACTTCGGCTAGCCCTTCTGTAGTTACCTGCACGTCAGCTTCAGCGGGAGCCTTTTCTTGTGCGACTAACGCTTCTGGCGCTACCTGCACAATCAACACCACAGCAGTAACAGCTAATTCTGAAATTAACGTGTGGCCTGTAGCAGACGAAGGAACGCGCCTGAGCGTGACTTGCAACACTGCGCCGGTAGCTAACGCGGCACCGTTACTAGCTACAAAAACAGCAGGAACCGGGTTTACTATCAACATGCCGACTATTACCACAAATCCAGCGTGTTTTGATTACACAATTGTCAATTAAAAGATTTATTAGGAATTTTGTGAAATTAGAAAAACTAGAAAAACTATATGCCGATTGTAGACAAAATCCTAATTACCAATACAAAGACCTATCAGATGAATCCTTTCTGAAGAAATCTGCAATAAGCTTTAAGAAATTGTCAGAGCGCCAGCAAACGTTGGTATTAGATTCGTGGGCAAAGCAATTAGGAAAAGGAAGACCATTACTTAATCAAGAAGAGATTCATGGATTATTACAACTTAGATTTTTAGCTCAAACTAATTTATTCTTTTTGTGTCATTTATTAGAAAAGTATAACCAAACTACCCTGCAAACTCACGAAGATATTTGTAATGATTTTTTTGTCAAGAAAGACCCAACATTCTTAACATTCGAGCATTTCGCCAATCAATACACAGACCTAAAACAACGCATGTTGCTTGTTCCAAGAGGCGGATTCAAATCCAGTATTGATATGGCGGATTGTGTACAATGGACAATTTGTTTTCCCGCTGTTACTATGTTGATTCTAACAGGATCACTTAGACTCTCAAATGACTTTATTGGAGAAGTAAAGCAACATTTTACACTTGAACAGACTAATGAAATTAATAAAAAAGGAAAACCGATATTCGATGTTCGTCAATTGATGGACAAAGAAACTGGAGATTGGTCTAACAGTTTATTTCAAGTTTTGTTTGCAGAACATTGCGTTCCTCCTGAAGATGGAATTCAGTCAGAATTTCAGACTCCTGCTGGCGGTGACGATAAGGAGCCTACGCTAAGAGTAGCATCTATCGAGCAGGCTTTGTCTGGTATGCACTTTGGTATTCTTAAATTGGATGACGTTGTTACTAACGAAAATAGCAAAACTATTACCAGAATTAAAGATGTTAACAAGCAGATTAGTATTAACAAAGCAATGATGCATCCTTACGGGTTCTTTGACGTTATCGGAACTTGGTACGATGAACAGGACTTTTACGGCGCAACTATTAAAAAAGAAGAAAAGTTTGCAGTAGAAGAAGGACTGTTAGAAAGTATTAAAGGGAGCGTAGATAGCGGACAATTCAATAGTAGTGTACATTTTAAAGTCTACTTACGAGCATGTTGGTGGCCTACAGATGAGGCTAAAAAGGTTGGAAAGATAGAAGAAGAAATGAAGAAAGCCGATTGGACCTTATGGTTTCCTGAACGGCTTACTTATGAATTTCTCACTAAAGAGCAAAAGAACGATTCAGATTTAGACTCAGAAGATGGTGATACCGGTTATTTTGCTATCAAATATCTTAATAATCCCAGAAAGATTAATAAGATTAAGTTTCCTAAAGAACTATTGATTAGAAGGACTATTCCTCATACACAATATCCTCCGGGCGGGATCGTAGTAACTGCCGTAGACACAGCATATAGCGTTAAACAATGGGCAGACTACACTGTAATTCTTACTGCTATTATATATGGCGGTAGATTTTATATAGTTAACATGGTTCGCGGAAGATACAATGAATTTGATTTACCACGGATAATTGCCCAGACGGGCAACAAGTGGAAGCCTAAACGAATAGCTATTGAAGATTCTGTAGGTGTTAAGTGGATGGGAAGAGAACTACGTCGAGAGATGGACAAGTTACAGATTAGTATTCCAGTAGAATACGTCACTCTTGGTTATGGATCAAAACTTAGATCAAAACAATTAAAAGCAAAACCTGTACTTAGACTATTAGGAGATGAACGTCTCTATTTCTTCAATTCCTGTGAAGGACTAGAAGAGATATACAATGAGATGGAAAAGTTTACAGGAACGTCTGACGACACTCATGACGACATTGTTTCCGCAATTTCTTTATTAGTAGAACAATTTGGAAGTTATGCCGATATGGATGCTAAAGTAAATTCTATAAACCAAGAGTACACAGCTAATCGCCAATCCACAGTACTTCATAACATGATTTACGGTTTAGGGAGATTCGCAAAATACAACGCATCGAACATGGAGGATAATCCGGTAACTGCGTTTCAATTAGAGCAAAAATCCGAAGTTCTGCAAGATCAATATTCTGATCCTTTATCTGATCTAATGTAGGAGACAGTATGGCTCGTTCTTTTGATGAAGTTAAGAAAAGTACTATAAAGTGCTTTGAGCGTTCGTTTCCGGGGGAGCCATTAAATATTTCCGTTTTTTCCGAATGGTGTTTGTGTTTATATTGCGAGTTAGTAGTAAATTACGAAGCTTACAGAGAGACTGTAAGAAATATGAGAAAGTTTTTAGGGGATAAAGACTGATGCATGTGTATTTAATACAAAACGTAGAGAATGGAAAATGCTACGTGGGACAACATGCGGGTGACGATCTGGAAGCTTACTGGCAACATAATGTCAGAGCAGCTTTGGGTAATAGGGGAAATAAGTTAGCCCCATATCGCGCTATTCGCAAACATGGACCAGAATCGTTTACCATTAGGTCTATTTATTCTCCTAAAGATAAGGAGGACATGGATAACGCTGAGATTGCTTATATCAAGTTTTTTGGAACACAAGGAGAACTTGGATACAATCTTACAGCCGGTGGAGGGGGCCGGTTAGGAACTACTCATATTTGTTCTCCTGAAACTAAAGAAAAAATGTCGGCTACTAGAAAAGGTATGCCAAAAACTGCGGAATGGAGTGAACGAATCGGACTAGCGCAAAGAGGAAGGCCATTAACACCAGAGCATATTGAAGCACTAAAGTTAGGGCAAAAAGGCTGTAAAAAGCCGCCTAGGACCGAAGAACATAAACGAAGATTGGTTGAGAGTCGGAAAAAGAATAAACTACTCAAACAGCAACTAATGGAGGAAAATGTCGAATATACCGATTGATGGCGCAAATGTCCATCGAGAACTTACTCCGTTAGATTATAAAACTAATGGTGATTTAACAAATGCTAGTGCAGAAGTTGCTTTAGTAGTTGGTTCAGCAAGCAAAGCAGAAGCTTTTATACAAAATAAGCAATATAGTTTATTATGGCGTGATAGTGATATTTTGTTTCAAAGTCCACGTCCAATAAGCGTTTTTGAAAATACTTATATCCTTTGCTAAACGGCTTGGGGATATTCAAACCCACTCTAATTGACTTGAACGCTGAAATGCCAACAAGGGCGAAGCCGAAAAAGGTACGCTGAGAGACTAAACGAGAGGGCGCTTCAGACGAAGCGATGTGATAGTCCGAACATACGGGAATATAAACCGTATGAAGTAAGCAGAAATGACTTACTTCAACACCTCGTAAGTTGTTGATAACAAAGGGCGAACCGAATGTGCAACGCTTCACTGTAGCAAAAGTAGTTAATGCTATAGTTCCGCAATTATATAAAGGATTGTTTTATACTGATCCTCCAATGGTTTTAAGACCTAGACCCGGAACTTCACAAAATGTAGTAGATGCTAAAACTGCTTTATTCTCTGCTCTATTAGATGAGTGTGACTTCAAAATGGAAACGAAGCACGGTTTAGAGCAAATGTGCCATTTAGGTACAGGAATCTGGAAATGGGGTATCAAATACAAAGAAGTTATTACTAAGAAAAGAGTAGCCACTGTTGATAGTATCGCAGCCGGTCCTGTAGGACAAGAGCAGAAGTTACTGCTTCCTAAAGATTCCCCTCCGCAAATAGAGATTAAAAGAAAGTATGTTCCTAGACCATTTATTGAAAGCAGAGATATTAGTAGGGTATTAGTTGATCCTCATGCATCCGTGGGCGATATTAGACGTGCAGATTATGCTATCGACATTCGCTACATGGATTATTATGGTTTAAAGAATTTTCTTAAAGGAATTGAAGAACTGCCTAACGATCATCCTGACAAGAAAGGATGGGTTTTACCTAGTGAAGCAGATTTAAAAGCATGGTGGATGCCTCCGTCTAACGAAGGAAACCCGGCTCAACTGATTACCGATCAAGCAGCCTATGTGAAAGGTGTTGTACATCATGCAGAAGAAGTTAACATATCAGTTTCTCCAGATTTACTTTTAAAGAAATTTGAAGTGTTAGAGTATTGGGATAAACGCAAAAAGATTATAGTAATTGCTAGACAGCACAAATTGTATTCTGGGCCTAACGATTTCGGAGTTATTCCGTTTCTATCTGCTAATTGGTGGAATCGTCCAAGAGCGTTTTATGGAATGGGCGTGGGGTTAATTGTAGGACAAAATCAGAGAGTAGATCAAGGAACTATCAATGCTATTCTCAAAATTTTGTCATTTGGTGTAAACCCAATTTACTTACGTAAGAGAGATTCTAACACTCCTACCCAAATGATTAGGACTGGATTAGGGAAGATTCTAACAGTTGATAACGAAGTTGATAAAGCTTATAAGTTATTAGAAACTCCCAAAGTTCCACCGGACGTGTGGTCAGCAATTAGAGAGTCAGAATCAGCAACCGAAAGTAGCTCCGGAGCAGATCAAACACTTGTACAAGGTTCGTCCGCTGGCCCTCGCGCCGGAATGGGAAGAACAGCTACAGGTGCCGGTCAAATGGGACAAGCAAGTGCTACTAGACTGGATGGGCCACTTGACAACTTTATCGAACAAGTCTTTAAGCCGTGGCTGTACATTCTTGACGATTTGGTTTTTATGTACCTGTCCGATGCTGAGATATTTTCAATTCTTGGCGACGAAAAAGGACAAGACTTTGAAGTAGACTTGCAGAAGTTTCATGAAGCTAAAATTGAATACGAAGTTCTAGCAGGAGCAAGTTTAGCAGCAAAACGCACAATGAGTCAGTCTATGACGCTTATTGAGCAGATTTTCACTAACCCTAATGTTCAAGAATTCTTAGCAGACATTAACCAAGAATATGTGGACATTAAAGAGATTTTGAAAATGTGGATGGAAGCTAGCGAATGGAAAAACTTTAATGATATTGTTAAACCAATGACACCAAAGATGATTCAAGATCGCCAAGCAAAATCGCAAGCTGCACAACAACAGTCTAAACTAGCCACTCAGCAACAAATGAGTCAACAGAACTTTCAACAGAAGCAGCAACTACAAGAACAATCTGCCGCTCAGAGAATTCAAAAGGACTTAATTGTTGGATCATTCCTTAACAGCGCAAAGAGCGAAGCAGAGGAAGGAGAACCGAGTAACACCGGACTAGAAGGCGGAGAACCAGTAATTCAATAATCAGGATAGCGGGGAGTTACCGCTAGGTGCTATACCAAAATACTCCCGGCACGTCTTTGGAGGAAGATGTTTAACCCAGAAATACACCTAGACTCGCAAGAGTTAGCAGATTTAGCAGGAATTGTTGCACATCCTGGAATAAAGGTTTTACATAAGATTGCTAGAAGTTGTATAGATCAGTTTATGGTAGATTGTATCAACCAAGAGATTGACACGGCTATCCTTTCTTCCCACAAATCGGCAAAGGTTGCCGCACAACTGTTTACTTCAGTTGTAAATAGGGTAAACGTTGAAATACACGATTACGTGCATCG